CTACCCTACTCCTCCTCGTGTTATTGAGCCTGTAGCTACACCTACGCCTGCTCCTGTGCCTGTACCTGCGTTTGTGCCTGCTCCAGCGCCTGTAGCGCCTACACCTACACCAGCGCCTGTAACGCCTACACCTGCGCCTATTGACCCATCAAATATAAACATTAATCAAAGTGCTTTACAGGACTATATAGATTCTCTTAACACTCCAGCTCCAGTTCCAGTGGATGACGGCTCTAGTAACTTTATTGATGAAGGTCAAGTAAATATTACTACTCCTGACTTCGGTATTGGTGGAGGCTTTGGAGGTAATGGTGATTTAGGGCTAGTAGATGTAGGGAATGCCCCAATAGATTTAAACTTAGGCTATGACTTAGGATTACCTGATATTGGTAACCTTGATTTAGGTAGTTTTGAAGGAGGTATTGGCGGTGTGTCAGGAGGTTTTGATGTACCAGAAGCAGCCTTTGAGGATACTGCTGACTATTTAACAACTAACGATAATGCTATGCGTTCTGTGTTTGGTGAAGATTACTTACAAAATGGACTCTACACAGGCTCTTTAGAGATACAAGAAGGACAAGACCCTAACTCATTATTGAATAATGTTGTAAACTCTGATGTATATAAGCAGGCTTTTGATGCGTTCATGCAACAAGAAGGTGCTACAGAAGAAATGGCTAACGCTTCACTACGTACTCACTTTGGTCTTCCTAGCGCTATTATGGAGCAAGGTATCTATGGTGGCGAACAGCGTTGGTTATTTAATGAGGAAACAGGGAAGTATGAGAGCGATACTAACAACCTCAAGGATAAGCCTAGTGCTTTAGAGACAGCTATACCTTTAATTGGTGGGGCTATTATTACTGCTGGTTTCGCTTCTGCACTCGCTCCGGCAGTAGGTGCTTCTCTTGGAGTAGGCTCAGCAGCCTCTTCAGGTATCTCTGGAGCTCTTGTTAATGGTACTGTAACAGCCTTGCAAGGTGGTGATATAGGCGATATAGCTCGTACAGCTGTATTAAGCGGTGTCACAGGCTATGTAAACGGCTTAGGTACTGAACTAGAAGGTGTACAGTCTCAACTAGACGCTGCCTTTAAGACAGGTGATATGTCTAATGTGTATGCTTTAACATCCGAAGTAGACCGTCTAAATGGGCTAATCGACATAGCTACAAATACTGATAAGGCTTTACAGTTTGCTAATTTAGTAGAACAAGGAGGAGACCCTCTTAAATCAGCTATATCTGTTTTTGGTGCTGATATTGCGAACTATATAGATGTGGAAGGGACTGTAAATTCAGGACTAACAGAGCTATTCGGTGGTGAAGTTGCTGACGTATTAATGCAAGACAATGCGTTTACTGCGACACTACTTGACCAAGCTGCTGGTAGAAACCTTGGTGAGAGTATCGCAGATAGGTACGGTAGTCAAGTAGCAGACTGGTTAAGCGACGGTACTGAGAATGGTAAGGCTTTAGGCTTTGCAGGTATAAAGACTGTTGCTGAATACGGTAAAACAGGAGATGCTCGTAGTGCCTTGTTTGATGGTGTTAGAGAGTACTTTGATAAAGGCGGGGATGGTAAAGCTATTGAGGACTGGTTGAAAGAACTAGCTCCTGAGATAGACCTAGGCAGCTTATTCACTATTGGAGAAGACAGTGCATTGCCAGACCTTAGCTGGATTGAAGATGGACTTAAAGAAGCTGGTAGGTATGTTGATGAAAAGGCTCTACAGCCTGTTAAGGAGTTCCTAGCAGGTATGATACCTAAGGATTTTGAATTACCAGATGTAGGTCTTCCTGATGACTTTATAGACTTAGGAAAAGTTAAAGATACTATTAAGCAGGGTGCTAAAGATATACAAGAAAATATCCTGACACCTATAGAAGAGACCGTACTTAAGCCTACTGAGCAGATTGTTAAAGAACAGCTATCTAACTTTGATAATACGTTTCTTCAGCCTATTAAAGAAGAAATAAGCACCATTAATAGCGATGTAAGAGACCAGTTAGCTGACTTTGATACTACATACTTACAACCTATTAAAGAAGAAATAAGCACCATCAATAGCGATGTAAGAGACCAGTTAGCACAGTTTGATGATGAAGCTATACAGCCTTTGAAGAAAGTTGTTATTGATAAGTTACAAGAGTTAGATGATGCTATGTCAGCTTTTGATGATGAATACCTTCAGCCTATTAAAGAAGAGCTTAGTGCTACAAACAAGAATGTAAGGGAAGGTCTATCTGAAGCTAATCAGAAAATGAGGGATGAGCTCGCTGCGTTTGATAGGGATACTATACAGCCTTTGAAAGACGAACTACTAAGCTTAACTGATGAAATGAATGCGAGCTTTGGAGGCTTTGGAGATGTCTTATCAGACGTGCTAGGAAATGTCGGTGACATGTCTGCACAGCTTTCTAGGAAGAAAGGTACTGCGGATAATAGTGCGCTTGCTAGGATGGATACAGGGCAAACGTACACCTTTGAAGATTTACGGACAAATCCTTTGTTAAATAATGAATTATTCTCTTGACTTTTGAATAAAAATATGATATAATAAACCTATATAGAGGATAAAAAGAAATGACATACTTACAACTAGTGAATGCGGTACTTAGAAAGCTACGAGAAGACACCGTTCAAGTAGTAGCAGAAACGGAATATAGCCTTCTAGTAGGTGACTTTGTTAATGATGCTTTAACATACGTTGAAGGCTCTTGGGATTGGTCTTCACTAAGACAGGCTTTTCCTTTAACAAGCGTAGATGGTGTTAGTGATTACCCTCTAACAGGCTTTGGAATAACAAGCGAGATAATGTCCGTATACAATACTACTGAAAAGACAAGACTCACTTATCAGCCAAAAGCTTACTTGTTAGATAAGAAGTATCGTAACCCCTCATCTGGTAAACCAAGAGACTTTACACTCAACGGAACAGATGCAAATAACGATGTTATACTTATGCTTAACCCTACCCCTGAAGGGGCTTATGACTTAGTAGTAGATGCAGTTGTTAGAAACAAACTACTCGTATCGGATAGCGATACTACAAAGCTCCCTACACAGCCCATAGTCCAGTTAGCTTTTGCTTATGCTTTGCGTGAAAGAGGCGAAACAGGCGGTCAAGGGGCTATGGAGCAGATAATGATAGCTGATAGAGACTTAGGAAATGCTATAGCTCTTGATGCCGGTAATAATGCAGGAGAACTTGTATGGAGTGTTGTGTAAATGGCTAAACCTCTACAGCCCATAGTAATACAAGCACCTGCTTTCTATGGCTTAAACACGCAAGATAGTCCGACAGCTCTAACAGAACAGTTTGCACTTACAGCAACTAACTGTGTTATAGATAGATTCGGACGTATCGGTGCTAGGAAAGGGTGGTCTCCTTTATCAGGAACTACCCCATTACCTATAGTAACTATATCAGAATACATAAAGGATGATGGCTCTACTGAGATAATTAGCTCAACAGTCGATGAAATATATAAAGGAACAACAACACTAACGTCTATAAAGCCTGCTGGTTATGTTATGACTACAGGAGACTTTTGCTACACCACTGTATCAGGCGTCCACTACCTGTTTAACGAAGGTGAATTGCCTTTGTATTACGATGGTACTACTTGCGATTTAATCAGCTCTAAAGCCGGTTCAGCCGGTACTCCTCCAAGAGCCGGAATAGCTATATCAGGGTTTGGTAGGCTTTGGGCTTGTAGGACAGAGGCTAATCTACAGACTATCTACTGGTCAGACTTATTAAATGGTGCAGCGTGGTCTGGTGGCTCTTCAGGCTCTATAGACGTTAGTAAGACTTGGGCTTCAGGTGGTGATGAAATAACAGGACTAGGCATACACAACAACTTCCTATTCATCTTCGGTAAGCGTCAGATACTTATATATCAAGGCGCTGACGACCCAGCTACAATGTCTTTACAGGACACTATAGTTGGTATAGGCTGTTTAGACCACGACACAATACAAAATACAGGTGCTGATTTACTATTCCTATCTGAGTCAGGTATAAGAAGCATAAACAGGACTATTCAGGAGAAGTCAGC